CGGGATCGCGACTATTGGCGTGATCAGGCAACGCGGCAACCTCAGGCAAAGCCTGACACCGCAGAACCTGACGCGCCGAAGAAGTCTCCCACGCTGGAAGGTTTCAACTACGACGAGGCTGCATATCAGGCAGCGCTCACCGCTCATGTCACCGAAGAAGCCGCTCGCAAGGTGCGCGAAGAGTTCCGCAAGGAACAGGCGCAACTCACCGAGAAGCAGCGCGCGGAGTCATGGGCGAAGCGCCAGTCGGATTTCGCAGCCAAGACGCCCGACTACGAAGAAAAGGCGTTTTACGCCCCGATTTCCAATGAAGTAGCGCAGATCGTCATGGACCTCGAAAAAGGTCCAGAGGTCGCCTACTACCTTGGAGCGCATCCCGACGAAGCGCGCGCCATCTCTGCGATGAACGAGCGTCAAGCGGCCGTTGCAATCGGGCGTATCGAAGCGAAGTTGGAAGTCCCGGCAAAGCCTGCATCTGCGCCGAAGCCTGTCAGCAAGGCACCGCCGCCTCCTCCGCAAATCGAAGCTGTCGAGCCCGCGGTCAGCAAAGACCCGAGCGAGATGACCGACACGGAGTTTTCGAAGTGGCGGAAACGTCAGATCGCTCAACGCAGGTAATTCAACATGAGCAATACGCTAACCACCATCGACATGGTGGCACGGGAGTCGCTGCGCATCGCGCACGAGAAGCTGAAGTTCCTCGGCACGATTCGTCGCGATTACGACGATTCCTACGCAAAGAGTGGAGCCAAGATTGGCGACACCCTGCGCGTTCGCAACCCCAACCAATACACCCGCCGTCAGGGCTCCCGAATCATGGTGGCACAGGACACCAAGGAGAGCACCCAGACCATTACGGTGGCGACTCAGGACGGCATTGACATGAAGTTCAACTCCGCGGAGTTGGCTTTGTCCATCGATGAGCTGAGCCGGCGCCACATTGAACCCGCCGTCTCCTCGCTCGTGTCGGGCATCGAGGGCGATGTTATTACGGATGTCGTGAAGCACGTCTACCAGCTGACCGGCACCGCGGGAACTGTCGTGGGCGCCTCAGGCGACATCTCCGCCATCACAGGGGCACGCGCAAAGCTGAATCAGCAGCTCGCGCCAACCGACAACCGTAACGTGCAGCTCGACTCGGTCACGATGGGCACGATCGTGAACGGCAACAAGTCGCTGTTTCACGATGGCGCGCAGCTGAAAGAAGCCTTCCGGGAAGGCATGTACAGCCGCAACGCGATGGCCGACTGGTACGAGCAGGAGAAGACGCCGACTCACACGAACGGCTCGGATGCGGATGTTGCCTGGGCGGTGGATGACACCGTGCGTCTTGCGGCACACGACTCCGACCCAACCACGCCCATCACGGTACTGAATTTCGATGCGATGGGTACGGCGGGACCTTCCGTCGGCACGGTCTTCACGATTGCAGGGCTCTACGACTGTCATCCGGAGACCAAACAGAAGTACTCGCACCTCAAGCAGCTCGTCATTACCGCGGTTGGCACGGTCTCCAGCAACCAGACGGACATCACGTTTGAGCCGCCAATCTATGTCGCGGGAGCCAAGCAGAACGGTTGGACCGCAACGGGCGCGGCAGCGGAACTCGAGGACGATGCGACGGTGATGCACGGCGCGGCATCGGGCGCCTATCGGCAGAACCTGATGTACCACAAGGAAGCATTCACGTTCGTCACGGCAGATCTGCCGTTGATGGACGATGCAATCCGTTGTGTTCGTCGGATGCAGGATGGCCTGAGCCTGCGCGTATGGCAGGGCTCGGACATCCGAAACGATGAGCTCCTGTTGCGTATCGACATTCTGTACGGCTGGAAAACGCTCCGTCCGGAGTGGGCCTGCCGGATCAGCAACTAAAAGGAGCACTCATCATGACGATTCCAGTTACTCGAGAAGCTCTCGGCTACAGCGGCGGCGATGGCTCCGTGCTGAAGGGCAATGCCCGTGAAGTCATCACGGGATGGACGACAGGCCGTATTCTGAAGAAGTCAGAGTCCGGCGCGCTGGTCATCTTCAGCACAGCTGCGGGGCAGGCCATTGTGCTGCCACCGGTTGCCACCCGTGACATCGGTATGTACTTCGACTTTCTGGTGACGGTGACCGGAACGGGGACATATTCGGTCACGACCGATGCGGCGACGACGTTCATCATCGGCGCGGTCGACAGTTCATCGACGACTGTTGCGGAAGGTGGCGACACCTTCGTAGCTGACGGCACGACGGTGACCAACTACACAGCGGACTCGGACCTCACGGGTCGCTTTGTGGGGACTTCCATCAGGCTGACCGCGATCTCCACGACCGTGTGGGCGATCAGTGGCTGCATGATGGGTGTCGGCACTCTGGCAACTCCCTTCTAACCTCAACGGGGCTCCTATTGGAGCCCCTATTTTCTGGAGGGGACTCATGGCTCGAAGCGCAGCCCTTACTCACACAGAGTGCGACTATGGGGTCGTGGATGTCGCGGATAACGCGACAACCGTCTACAACGGACCGTGCATCGTGTACGGCATCTTCGTGAATACCGTGCTATCGGCGCATGCCTGCCCGATCCTGGACGGTACAACCACTGTGCTCACCTTGCCGGCATCGCTTGCGGCTGGAACAAACATTCCCCTGCCAGGCATTCGGTTCAACACCTCTCTCATTGTCGACCCGAACGATGCGGCTACCGGCGGTATCGTCATCGCGTACCGACCGGTGAACCCGTGAGCACTTCCAATGCAGAGCTACTCCGCGACTCGTTGACGCTGATCAACGTGGTTGGCGTGGGTGAACCAGTGGAGCCTGAACATTCAGAGTTCGCGTTGCGCAAGCTGAATGCACTCCTTGCCGACTGGGAAGCCGATGGAGTCAATCTCCAGTACTACCCGCAGACGATGGATGAGCTCGGGGCGCAATGTCCTATTCCCGATGACGCGGTTCTCGCAGTCACGTATTACCTCGCGTTTGCGCTCGCACCGAGCTATGGCAAGCAGGTTGATCCGAAGATGCTGGCGCTCGGCGCGCAGTACTACGCCCGCCTCACTCGTGAAAGTGTGCTCGCGAAGATGCAGCCGGCGAGTCTTACGAATCTGCCGGTAGGCGAGGGCCAGTTCAGCACGGGCTCCATCCTGGATGGCTGACCTTAAGCTGCCTCTGCACTCGTATCGCGTGGACAGCGCATCGAGTGCACGGCTCGTAAATGTTTATGCAGAGGCCGCACCGGAAGGCGCAAAAGGTCCCGTAATCCTCAGGCGAGCGCCCGGCATTCCCCCTTACTGCGCATGCGGTGAGGGTCCGGGACGCGGACTGCATGTCATGAATGGTCAGCTCTATGCGGTGTCAGGCCCCACTCTTTTTCGCATCACCACCGCGGCAACCTCACTCGGCAGCATTCCGGGTCAAAGCCTCGTATCGACGGCCGACAACGGCACGCAGTTGGCTGTCGCGGCAGAGGGTCTGCTCTATGTTTATGACGGGGCTTTGCTGCCGGTCTCGGACCCAGACGTACCGGCACCCATCGCGCGGATCAATTTTCTGGATAACTATCTTCTGGGCATCCGCAAGGACACGGGCCAGTTCGGGTGCTCGGCCCTTGCGGACTTCACCGACTGGGATGCGCTCGACTTTGCAACCGCCGAGGGCGCGCCCGATAACCTGATCGGTCTAGAAGTCGATCATCGTGCCGCATTCTTGATCGGTGAGAAGACCTGTGAGCTGTGGGAAAACCAACCCACAGGTCCTGATTTCCCCTTCGCTCGTGTGCCGAACGGGCTCATCGAGTTGGGCGGCGCCTCTGAGAACGGGTCCTGTAAGCAGGACAACAGCGTGTTTTGGGTGGCGAATGACCGTACGTTTCGTCGTCTGACCGGGGCCACTCCGCAGCGTGTTTCGCAACACCATGTCGAGCGCGAGTGGCGCAAATATTCCACCGTCGCGGATGTCTCCTGCCACCCGTACACGCTGGATGGCCATCTGTGTATTGGGATTCGTTTCCCCACAGCGCAGAGGTCCTGGGTATTCGACTGCACCTCCAGCGAGTTTCACGAGCGCGAGAGTCAGGAAACGATTTGCTGGGACGTGAGCGGCATTGTCGAGCATCAGGAAAAGATGTTCGTCCAGCGTGCTTCCACGGGAGAGATCGGCATCCTTGATCCGCGCACCTACAGCGAGTGGAGTCGCGCGCTTCGGGCAGAGTGGGCCTATCAGTCGGTGTACGCCAACGGGAAAGGCGTGCAGGTTCACAGCCTGCGCATGGGAATCGAGACCGGTGTGGGTCTTGCGAGCGGGCAGGGCTCCCAGCCCCGAATCATGCTTGAGCGCTCGAAACTCGGCGGACGCGAGGGAACATTCCGGCCCATCGGGGCTCGATCACTGGGCACGCAGGGCAAGTTCAAAACCGAAGTGCACTGGGATGCACTCGGTACTGGTGACGACAATGTTTTCCGCGCGTGGTTTTCCGATCCCGTGCCGCTCACCATCTGGAACACGATGGTGGACGCGGAAGTTCTCGCCGCCTGATGCCTCTCAAAGCGTTCCGCTCAGTTCCGCAAGACATCATCGAGTGGGCGCGCTACTTCACCTCACTCGTGATTACGCCTGATCCTGGAACGATCACAGACGATACTTTTGCGAATCGCGCGGCGGCTTCCGTCATGGGGCGGGCTGCAAGTACCGCAGGGCCGCCGGCAGACATTCCCTTTC